CCTGAATTACAGAACGGTCGTCCCGCCTAGTCGGCGTTAATCACTCCGGTAGCTACCAACTAACCGGTTTCTGGCAGTGTGTTTTTCGCGACTGGTAATCGCGAGCCCGTGATCGAGGGTAAACACAACTAGCCAAGGGCCCCCAACGGATCGCAGCAGCCTCCGTTTCACTCAGCAGACCGCTCAAGCTTCTGCCGAACATCTCTCTCACCTTGACCACCCCTGTCCTTGCCGTCGTATGGCACGGGCAGGCCCTGGCACGGGTGATTCCGACCAGCGCGACGATGGCGGGTGCGTGCGTGGAAGCGCGCCGGGCGTACTCACAGTGGGCAGACTCTGGGCTGTCCCGCATGAACTACTACCTGGCACGCCAGTACAACCACTGCGCGTCCCGTCTCGCCGCGTTCGTCGGCGCCGCATCGAGGCAGACGTCTTCGATTTGCGGCCGCACGAGGTCGCTACTGTGCTGCGCGCTGCTGATGGCGGCTGCGTGGTGCACGTACCGACTGCTCTCTCGCCTGCGTGCACACGTGTGCACCCCGACGCTCATCGTGCTCCGCCCCGACAGTGGCCCGGCGCCACTCCTCCCCAGCCTTACTAAGTCCGACATCCCTGCCACCGTCGAGCTCGTGCCGCTCGACCCGTTGGTCATGCTGGAGATGGACCGTGTGGGGCTCCACACCGGCAACCCGCATGCCGAGCTCGCAACTATGCGGGAGGACATGCGGGTGGCGCTCATCGCCATCGCTAACTCGCGCACGGAGATTCGCCACATCGTCGACATGGGGGCTGCGGTTTCTCGCGCCACCGCTCTCGTGCCTAGCCGTGGGCTTGGTACGAAAGTGTCTCGCGTCCAGTTCCAGAGTGTGGACGGGGCGCGGCGTGTCGCCGTGCATCCGACGGCTTACGCGTTGGTCGCAGCCGACGAGGCTGAGGCACTGCACTTTCTCCAGGAGGAGAGCGTGAAGAGCCCCACAGCCGTCACGTTCGCTGATTCCGACTACTACGCCTCGGATGGGTTCCTCGTCATGTCCGCGTGGGTTGCTGAGTTTGTGTTGGTGGCGTGCCACAACTACACTCACCCCACTGGCATGCTCCGTGTGCCCGGCTCGAAGCAACCGCTCATGGTGTGGGCGCCACACCCGACCCATCCTGGCCTGGTTGTTCATGGCCCGGGCCTCGCGTTTGACCACCCCTCCCACGCTGCCCCGCGCGAGTGGAAGGATGGCTTTCTCGAGCACCAGGGCCACTACGCCATGGTCAACGTGTTGCAGCGCACTGCGCTCCACTACATCGCTCTGATCCACCGCCCGTTCGTGCCCGTGTCCTTCCCTGCGACAGCCCGCATCGCTCGTGTGATCCACCAGTGGCAAGCTTCCTTTGTGGTCGCTGGCTACACGGTGTTGATCCACCGTGGTGCGGCGTTGTCGTATATGGTGGTGGACCCCGTCACCGGCCCGCTCGCTGTCGGCGCCATCCACAACGTCTCATCTGTTCACAACCTGGCCGCTGGCCTCGCTCGCACGTTGACCCGCGTGGTCGCTGGCGATGCCGAGGCCCAGGCCGCCTGGTTGCAACAGTTGCGGCTGTTGGGATTGAGCAGCCAGATCACCACGCCTGACGTCCACGTCTACAACATCGCTGCTACGGCGGTGGCCATGTACATGCTCCGGGTCGTTGACCCAAAGGTGATGGCGCTGTCCACCACCATCGCTCTACAGCACCCCGGGCCGCGTGTGGCCGTGGTCTATGGGCTCCTGGAGCGCGTCGCGGCTGCCACTCGTGGCACGGTGGTGCCCGTGTTGACTGTCGGCGTGACGAACACGTTCGCAGCGTCCGCTTCCTCGTACCCCGTCGCGTCTCGCGCGAAGCTCCGCGTGCACCTTCAGTCCTCCGCCGCCACTCGTGTTGGGTTGTCCATCGGATCCGTTTCCGCTGGCACCTCTTCCGTGTTGAGCCCGGGGAACTTGGCGTACGCGTTGCTGACGCGCCAGCTCGTCCCACGCCATGTGGTTCGTGACCCGCAGTTTGTGCTGGACTTGTTCGCCACACTGCGTGTCGCCGCTCTCGTCCGCCCGCTGATCACTGCTGACTTGCAGCCGCGTGACTTCGCGTCGCTGCAGGAGGCCGTCACCATCTATCCGTCCGCCACGCGGAAGCGCGCGGTGGAGCTACGCTTCCGCGTTGCGCTGGCGTGTGGCGGCGATCCGATTGAGGATCGCCTGGTTTGGGACGTGATCATGGCTCGTCTGGAGGCCTTCGGCAAGGGGGAGCACAGCAACGCGCGCCCGCGCGTGATTGTGTGCCCGTCGCTGGAGGCCCGGACGATGACCGCACAAGTGTGCCGGCCGGTGGAGCACGCCATCATTGCGTTGAGGGACCACATCGTTGCGACGGGTGACTACGAGGCGCATCGCGGGTGTGCCGCACTGTACTTCATCAAGGGCCTCATCCCGACAGCTGTCCCGGCGTTCGTCACTCTCGTGTTGTCCAAGTTGCACCCCGCTGCGTTGAGCGTCGGGTTGTTCTACGACCTGGACTTCAAGGGGTTCGACGGGACGGTGGGGGTGGAGTTGTTGTTGGCCCAGAAGCGCATGTACGGCGTCTACGTCGATCCGGAGCGTGCGGAGTACACGGCCCGTTTGCTGTCGTCTGTTGCGGCGGCGTGGACGGTGTACACTCGGTGTGGTCTGGTCGCGTCCAGTGACGGGACTCGGTTGTCTGGCACGCACGACACGAGCGTGGGCAATGGCTTGATCCAGTGGGTGGTCGCCGTCGCCTGCCATGCGATTGTGCAGGGTTTGCCGCTGGTGGGTGACGCCCCGTTCACAGAGGTGCTGCAGCGTGTGGCGCACTTTGTGGAAGGAGATGATGGCTTCGGCCAGGTCGACCCGCGCTACGTGCCGAACCGGGGGCTGTATGCCCAGGAGTTCGTTCGCGTGGCGCGTGAGGAGTTCGGCCTGGTCGCGGAGTTCCACTTCCGCAACCTGGAGCGGGACGTCGTGCAGTTCGTCGGGTCCACGGTCGTGCTTGTGCCTCGCCTGGCCATGCATGCGGACTCACTGGACATGCGACAGCAGGTTCTGCCTGACGGTGGCGCCAACCAGCCGCGTAGCGTAACCCGGTTGACCTGGGCGCGCTGCGAGGCGGGCCACCTGCGTGATGTCGATGGCAAGTGCGCGTGCACAGAGCGCGTGGTGCGCGTGTTCCAGACAGCGAGTCATGGGGCGCGCTACTCGGCGTGCGGTGTGCTGGACGGCGGGGAGGTGCTACCGCCAGGCCCGCACCTCGTCCATGGCCCGGGATGGATTGCCCCGGGCATCGTCGCTGCCGCGCGCGGGGAGCTACACCTGACGCTTCCGCGTGGTTCCGTCTGGAACTCCATGGGGGACCTGCGCGTGACAGTTGACGATCGCGTCGTGCATGTGGCCCACCGTGTGGTTGGGCCTCCGGCGTGGTTGTTCACCCCCGTGCCGCTCATGGACCAGGTTTATGCGCCGCAGCTCGATGGTGAGAGCACGCTCGCGTACGCCCCGGACCTCACGCGCCTGCTGAGCAAGTTGACCGTGACATGCGCGAACATCCGAGTGTGCCGGACCGCTGAGCACCGATACGCCCACGACTTCAAGGACTGCGCAGCATGCCGCGCTGCGTACTTCCAGGCCGCGATGATGATGCGCGCACGGTCGTGTTGTCTCATTGGCGCGGGGTGCTGCATTGGCCCGCTTAACCGCTTTGCGTATGGCGTGTTGACGCTAACGCAGGGGCTCATCCCGCACCTTCGCCAGTGTGACCGTGATGCCGTGCGCAGCCATGTCCACGCAGACCGGTACAAAGTCCCGCTGCTCGACGACGCCGAGTTGTTTGGCAGCGCGACCAGGCTGCTCGCCGCGGCCCGCATCGTGTGGACGGGTGGCGTTGGGGAGTGCGAGCGTCAGGGTATCGACGTTGCCCGCCTGGAGGGTTGGGTGGACGGTGTCCTGATGTTCCTGCGGGGGCGTGGCCCGATGCCTCTGCCCCCGATTGACCCCGCGCCGTTGCGCGCTGACCAGCTGGAGTGTGCCGATGTGGAGCCATTCGAGGCCGACTACCCACCGGAGTGGTGGGCGCGCATGGCCCGTGGGCAACTTGTTGCTCCGGTTCCTTCACGCGCGGACCGCGCAGCGGCCCCGGACCCGGCTGTGCCACGCCACCCATGGCGCCGTGTGGAAGTCCCGCCCGCCGTGGTGACTTAGAGAGAGTTGTGTGTCCCGAAGAGGGGGTCCACTAAGACCTAAAACTAGGGGTCCGGAAAGACCATAAACTATCTTGCGGGTGTGGATTTAAATGACGATGCTAAAGCTACCCGCCCGGCTTGTCCGGTTAACTCCACTGAGAGCCATGGTCTTTGACCATAAGAATCGATCCTTGATGTGTGAGTAGGTAGGGAAACTAAGAAGAATGGCCCTCTTCACCTAAACCCGAGGCCTGGGGACCACCATGCCCCTGTTTTGTAGCACGGTTAATTTTCTGCCGCCTGGTTAGCGGCTTATGGCTGATTTTTCCTCTTTGAAGTCGCGCATTATTGGTGCCGGTTTGTCTCCTGGCGCGGTTGACTGGCTATTGAAAGCTATGTCTCCGGCGTCAACAGGAGGCAAAGGGTGCACTATCCCTGATGAAAGTGCAGCGCCGGTGGCCACTCCGGAATTTGTTCAGGAGTTTACTGTGCCTCCGCCTAGCAATGTCATTTGGGATATGATAGTCATCACACCCCCAACTTACCCGTTGGTGGCAATGATTTGGACAGCCCCCACCGGTTTCAATTTTAGCGCTACTCAGTGGGCAGGTACGGGGGCAGGAGCGGTCATCTTGGCCGAACCTGCCACGTCTGCCGTAGTCGATGCCACGACGGTACAGCAGTACATTTTGGGGGCTGCGGCTTCCACTAATGTAACTCATTATACCCCGTGGCCGTCAACGCAACCCAATCTATGGCGTACCTCATATCGTTCTATTACAGGATATTTGGTTGCCTCGGATCTTAATAACCAGGGGACTGTTTCAGTGGGGCAGTATCCCACTGATGTTACTACGTTTAACCCCTGGTCTGCCTACGCCGCTGTAGATTATTCTTTTGAGACGTTAGAGCTTCCGTTAACAGAGCAAGACATGACGTCCCTTGCTCCTAAGATTCGTGTTGCACCAGCTAAAACCGGCGTTTATCTTCCTCATTATGAGGTTGGGCCGCAGTTTCCGTACTGTAAGGCTCGTAATTATCCCGGAATGGGACAGGATTATTCCGAAGGAGCGGGAGGTAACAATACCACATTTTTCCCGCCAACCCCAGGTATTAATGCCCTGATTTCACAGTCTCAGGGTCTTCCTACCCTTCTAATGCCTACAGATTCGGCTAACGGAACGGTTCAGACTAGCTTGCCAGCTGGGTATGGCTCGCTAGTTGTGCCGTTCACTGCAACCAATCCGTACACATGGGGTGTTGGAACGGGGATGACGGGTGTTCAAATATGGCGTGGGTTGTCTCCGGGTGCGAGCGTGACGTTTAAGACAGTCTTGGGTCTCGAGATTTGTCCGTCCCCAACTTCGCCTATTCGTCAGTTCGTCATGCCTCCTGGCGCGTATGAGCCTAAAGCTTTAGAGTTGTATTTTGCTTTGATTCAAGAAATGCCACACTCATACCCGGCCAGTGCCAATTTCCTTAACACCATTTTGACAGGTATTAGTCAACTTCTTCCGGTTGTTCTTCCTCATATTAGCAGTGCTCTGTCACACTTTTTCCCGCGTCCTGCTCCTCCCGTATCTGATCGTGCTGCGCAGCCAGAGATGGCTTCGTCAGCGGTGTCTCGTACGGTGCGCACTCCTGCTCGTCCCCGCGCCTCAAGCGTGGCCTCACGTCGCAGCAGTGTTCGTTCATCGAAACAGGTGCGTGTTAAGATAGCTAAAAAGGCTAAACGCCGTGTCCGTGCTCTTCCTCGTTAGTTCCCCTGCTTCCTCACACATCCATGGGGTGTTCTCACCGTCTCTTTGCCTTGAGGCCGGAACGGTCCCTCCGAGTTAAATGCCAACTCGGTTATCAACTGGCCCTTTGTCGACGGGGATCGTCGACCGTGCAGGTAGTAGTGCCCCTGCCCGCTTCCAATGATGGTACCTCGCGCACATTTCACTTCTCTTAGGCCTGCACTATCTTATGTTCAGGAAATCCGGAGGAGAAAGATAAAAGTCTGCGCTTGGTCCTCCTCACGTGTGTCCAGGTGTCCCGTGGAACGGCCCTGTATTGGACGCATACGTGTTGTATACCAGTCTACTCCCGCCCGGTCAAGTACCAAAGTGGAGTATAATCCGAG